TACGGGCTATGCAAATGACAGCGTCGATGGTGTTTCTGGAATTACCATCATGGGAGCTAAACTTCTTCAGTCCGGCAAAGTTGTTGACCTGAAAATCTTTGTTCCTCTCCTTGATGCAGATTACCCTTATTATGAAGAATTGAGTATTGACGCTGCAGCATGTGATGCGGAAGTTGAAAGCTACCTATTTGAAGAAAAATGGGGAGTTAGACAAGAGCGGCTTGATTTCGAAACAGATGAACCGGAAGAGGCTGTCGTAATGGAAGAAGAAAAAACGAAAGGGAGGGGACGTAAGAAGCGATTAGAAACTCCTGCACCTCTTGACGCAACCGCATAATCAATCATCACAGGGGGATAATTCCCCCTGCTAAATACTCTGAATCATGAATATTGAATTAAAAGGAGATAATTTCGAATTATCATTCAAATATAAAACTTCAATAATAGATCGGGTCAGACAGATTCCCGGTAGACGTTTTGATGGTGCTAAAAAAGTTTGGATTGTCCCGACAAGGAGTAGGGTAGAGCTTGAAAGGATGATTTATCAAATACAGCAGTTTGAGAATATAAATTGGGTAAACGGTACAGAAAAAAAGGAGGAAGATATCGCTTATGATATTCCGGAACTGCCGGATCTAACCGTTCCGCACAATTTAAAGATTCAGCCTTATCCTTATCAGCTTAAAGGCATTGCACGAGGATTAGAACTAAAACGGTTTATGAATTGCGATGAACCGGGACTCGGAAAAGCAAATCCGCTTTATACGCTTATTGCCACCCCTTCAGGGTGGATTAAAATGGGAGAGATTAAAGTTGGAGACAAGATTTTTGCTAAAGATGGAAGTATTCAAACGGTAGAAGTAATTTATCCTCAAGGAATTCGAAAAACATATAGAGTTACCATGAATGATAATTCTCATGTTGATTGTAATCTTGAGCATCTTTGGTGCGTACGCGATCAAAACAGAAGAAGACGTGGAATGGGTTGGACGGTAAAATCATTGCAAGAATTGCTTTATTTGGGACTAACTAATAAAATGAATCCTAAGCGGGATGTTTCTAAAAGAAAGCCTTCCTTTAAATGGGAAATTCCTGTGTGTGATCCCGTTCAATATGCACATAAAAGGTTTATAATCCCATCATATACGATGGGAGCTATAATTGGTGACGCAGGATTGAATCATAAAAAAATACAGTTTAGCCTTCCTAGAGACAAATCTTTTATTATTGGTAAAATTAATAATGAGTTGATATCTGGGTTGAAAATAAGTTCATCTACTTATGATACTATTATACATTATGAAATCGTAAAAGATAGTAGTAAAATTCACCTGTATAGAGAAGAAATAAAAAGAATGAAACTTGAAATATTAAGTAAGGATAAATTTATCCCGAAGGAATATCTTCAAGGGTCTGTTAACCAAAGACTTGATTTGTTGAGAGGGCTAATGGATACAGATGGTAGCTGTATAAAGAATAGAACTATATTCCACACAACATCTGTCTTATTGGTAAAAGATATAATGGAGTTAGTTCAATCATTAGGGGGCATTGCCATACCTCATATGTATAATAGGACTGATGATGCTAAAACTATTGAATTCCAAGTTAACATTAGGACTGAGTTTTGTCCTTTTAGTGAACAATCATATAAAATAAAAGATTGGAATCGGAATAAATCTTTTCAGACTACACGCTATATCAAATCTGTAGAGTATATTGGAGACTTTGAACAGCAGTGTATTAAAGTGTCGTCACTTGATCATTTATACCTGACGGATAGCTATATAGTAACTCATAATACATTGCAGAGTATTGCAACAATTAATATCGCTAGTGCTTTTCCTTGTCTTGTTATTTGTCCTTCTTCATTAAAAATAAACTGGATGCGTGAATGGGAGAAGTTTACGGACAAAAAAGCAATGATCTTAACTGATAAAGTACGTGATACTTGGACTTTTTTCTTTCAAACAGGAATGCATCAGGTATTTATAGTCAATTATGAGTCTTTAAAAAAGTACTTTGTACAACGCATAAAAAAAGCCGAAGGCTGGACGCTGAGAGATGTGGAATTTAGAAACTCAATCAATTTATTCAAGTCAGTTATCATTGATGAAAGTCACCGTTGCAAATCAGCATCAACCCAGCAGGCTAAATTCTGTAAAGGAATATGCACCGGCAAAGAATGGGTGATAGAACTTACTGGAACACCGGTAGTAAATCGACCTAAAGATTTAATTCCACAGTTGGCAATTCTAAATCGTATGGAAGACTTTGGTGGCTATAAACCGTTTGTTAACCGATACTGCTCTGGGCAGAGAGAGGCTTCAAATCTGAAAGAACTGAATTTCAACCTTTGGCAATATTGTATGTTTCGTCGTGAAAAGTCTCTTGTTCTCACAGATCTTCCGGACAAGATACGCCAGGTTAATACTTGCGAAATTACAAATCGCAAAGAGTATATGGATGCAGAACGCGACCTTATTATGTACCTACAGAAATACAAGGATGCTGACGATGATAAGATAGAGAAGGCTCTGCGTGGTGAAGTCATGGTACGTATCAATATTCTTCGGCAGATCTCCGCACGTGGAAAAGTACGCGATGTTATTGAATTTGTGAAAGACTTCCGGGAGAATGGAAAGAAAATAATCCTCTTTTGTTCTCTTCATGAGGTTGTAGACCAACTGAAACGTTACTTTCCCACTGCTGTGTCAGTTACCGGAAGAGATTCCCAAGATGATAAGCAAAGAGCGGTTGATGCCTTCCAGAATAATCCTAAGACAGATATAATTATTTGCTCTATTAAAGCGGCTGGAGTTGGCTTAACGCTTACTGCATCAAGTAATGTCGCTTTTGTTGAGTTCCCTTGGACATACGCCGATTGTTGTCAGTGCGAAGACCGGGCACACCGTATCGGGCAAAAGGACTCTGTTACCTGTTACTACTTTCTTGGTCGGCGGACGATAGATGAGAAGGTTTATCGAATCATCCAGGAGAAAAAGAATATAGCTAATGCTGTAACTGGTTCTACCGAGGATATTGAAGAAAATATCGTCGATATGGTTGCACGTATCTTTGATACTGATTATGATGATGAATAATTTAAGTCTGCAAAGATATGAATCTAATCAGGCTGAACTGGTGACCAAATAATTTCTCCATTGATATATCTGAAGTGTATTGAGGAACGGTTTGCAACCTTCTCTCCTGAAAAAGTAAATTCTTTACTAAAATTCTTACTTTCATGGTTAATGGTAATAACCAATGTATCATTTGTCGTGACTTTCTCTGTATTGATTTTATAAGATACAGATGTTTCAAGTCTACTTGAAGGGCGGATTGTTCTATTACGATATATTGTTGACATATATTTGTTTTTTTGCAAATATAATAATAATAAACTAATAAGCCTTGGGCGGCTTTATAAAATCCAATATTAGATTATGAATAAACTTGGAATTTTGGCGGCTATCGTATTTGTCGCAATTGTTGTGGGATGTTTTG